GGTGGATACAACACCACTGTTCACCAGATTCCTGGACAAACAACGTTTGCTCCAATCACCTTCCAACGCGGTGTGATTCTTGGAACAAGCACAAACTGGGATTGGATGAAGACCCTTTTTGCAACAGTTCAAGGTGGAGGATCTTCACGCGCTGCGGGAGACAACTTCCGTTGCGATGTTGAGATCAAGGTTCTTGCACACCCAATTCCACAGGGTGCTCAAACTGCGGATGGAACTGCTGCGGCTACTAACTCATCCACAGACGTAATTGCTATGCGTTTTATGGTGTACAACGCATGGCCAACCTCAGTCTCATACTCTGACCTCAACGCTGGTGACAACGCCCTTCTCGTAGAACAGATGTCTTTGGTTCACGAAGGCTTTGACATCTCATGGGGATCAGATGTAGCAACAAGCGCTCCTGCATTTACTGCAGCGGGTGGTTCTTCAGCAGCAACTGGCGCACACTAACAACTAGCAAAGGAACATAATGTCGAACACAATTAGTGCAGTCTCTAACCCAGACTTGGCAAACAACTTAATTAAGGATGTTCTTAAAGAGTCTCCTAAGGATATCAACCCAACAATAATTGCTCCTTCAGATACGACTGTACAACTTCCTGGCGGTTACATTTCAACCGCTGGGGAGTTGCTACAGACCGCAGAGGTACGTGAGTTGAACGGTCGAGATGAAGAAGTTATTTCAAAGGCTGCAAATGTTGGCAAGGCTCTTCTAACTATCTTAGAACGAGGAACTGTCAAAGTTGGAGACCTAAAGGCTGACGATAAGATCCTTGATCACATGTTGACAGGAGATCGAGATGCAATTCTTCTTGGTATCTTGAAAGCAACATTTGGTTCAACAACAGATATGTCTATCTTTTGTTCAGGCTGTAATGACTTTAAAAATGTAACAGTAGATATTAACGAAGATATTAAGACAAAGATTCTTACAGATCCTGTGGGAGACAGAGTCTTTACTGTTAGTGGTAAGGCTGGAGAGATTGAAGTACAACTTCCAACTGGTATTGCTCAAAAAGAATTGATCAATAATGCAGATAAAACTCCTGCAGAAATGAACACGATTCTTCTTGAGAAGACAGTGTTAAAGATTAACGGTTCACCTGTATACAGCAAACTCCAAGTTCAAAATCTTCCAATTGTAGATCGTAAAAAGATCATTTCAGAAATTAACAAACGAGTACCTGGTCCACAGTTTGATGATGTAACCATGGAATGCCCTGATTGCGGAAGTGAGGTAACGATATCCATTAATTTGGGTACGTTGTTTCAATTCTAATATCATTCCATACGTTCAGTTATTCGCTGAATGGGCGGCTATATCAGAGATATACGGAAGTTGGAATCTCACAGAGATAAAAGAGATGTCCTCTAGAGAAAGAAAGAATTGGCTAGAACTAGCCAAGGCAAAAGCGATAAGGAGTCCAGATGGCTAGTATGGTGACGAGCGTTAAGTCACTTAATGACGCCCTTAAGGACACGCTTAAAACTCTTAGCGAGATCAATGACACGATCAAACACATCTCTGCACCTGCCCAAACAGCGGCTGACACAATGCGTAAGACCATTACAAAAAATGGTCAAAAAAATCTTACCAAAGGTACAAAAGTTACTCTTGGTACAGACGGTGCTAACTTTACAACAGCAGGTAATGGCGTGGCTGAGAACATGGTTCCAGCCTCGCAACCTCAATCTGCAGCACAACAGCAACGTGCAAGCGCTACCGCTATGCCGTGGATGTCTCCGACTGTGGCAAAGTTCTCAATCCTTGGTGGCGCTGCTCAAGTTGCTGGAGGAGTTGCAGGTGCTGCTTATTCACTAGGACCTGATCTAGGTGCCACAATTGCTCGTGCGTCTAACTACTACGCCGTCTCACAATACTCAACCACTGGTCTTGGATATAAGCAATTACAGACCTCAACCCTTAGCGCAATTAGCGGAGGATTTGGAAGAGGTGTTTCAGGTATTGGGGATGATGCAGCCGCTGCTGCCATCCTTACTCAGCAGTACGGGTATGCTCCAGGAAGCAGTCCATACCTACAAAGCATAAGAGAAGTTGGTGGAGCATACCGCCAATTTAATATGAGCAATGCAGCCGCTGCTACCGCTATTGGTGGATTACAGACTGGCGCTATGGGAGCAAACCTTTATCAGTATGGAATATCCCAGTTTGATCAACAGGGAAATCCACTTTCTGAATCTCAAATTGCAAGTCAACTTTTTAATCGCATCTTTCAAGGACGTGGAAAAGGCAACGTAAATGCCGTTCAACAGTCTTTGCAATACGGTCTTGCTGGCGCAGATTTAAACGCCCTTAACTTATCCCCAGACCAACAACAACTTTTTAAAGCACAGTTCTTGCTATTAGCACAAGGAAAGAACGCAGATCTAGCAACGCTATCTGGAGCAGGAAACCCTAACGCTGCAGGGCAACAAATAACAACATCTCAAACAAACTTAATGCAGGCTTCTCAAGACTCTATGATCAAGGGGTACCAAGCCGCTGCAACTACTATTACAGATGTAAATCAAAAGATGGCGCAGTTTGGCCAGTCAGTAATTGAAGCAAAAGCCTATCTTCAAGGATTGGGTCAAACTGGGTTAGGCTCAGCCCTTACCTCACTTATTGGCGGATTTACGATGGGCATTAAAAATATTGCAGAAGGTATGGTTGCCCTTGCTGCTGCAGAGAAACTAGGAATACCAATAGGCAGCAGTGGTTCATCAGTTCTTAGTGCTGGAAGAATAGCATCAACTAGTGCAGGCGTTCTTGGGCGAGTAGCGGGAGGTGCAACAACGGCTGCTGGTGCGGGATACCTTATGGGCCAAGGCGGAAAAGAACTTGGAAATGCAACAGGGTTAAACAAAACAAGTACTGGTAGAGATGTAGTTCGTGGGGGAAGTATTGCCGCTAGTGCTGGTGCTGGTGCTTTAATTGGTGCAAGTATTGGTGCTGGATTCTTTGGCGTAGGTGCTGCTCCTGGCGCTGTTATCGGTACCGTGATCGGTGGAGTTGCTGGATTTTTTGGTTCTGGTGGAAGTTCTTATGGTGGATTTGGAGCATCGTTTGGTGCTAAAGGTGGAGCGTATTCTCAAGCGCAAGCAACACCAGGACAATACTCATCTCCAGCAGCAAACACGGGTGCTCTTCACCCATACTCAGGTCAAAGCACAAAACAAACATTAAGTTCTCCAATTCCTGGAGTTGCACCTACCACAATGTATGGAGCAAAAGATCCAGGCATGTGGAATGGAGCCAAGAACTATCACACAGGTGATGACTATGCAGTTCCTGTAGGAACCTCTGTAAAGGCTGTTGCTGATGGAGTTGTCTTTGATGATTCTCCTGGCGCAGATTTTGGTGTGTATGTTCAAATTGATCACGGTAACGGCTACCAAACACTGTACGGTCACCTACAAAGTAAGTCAGTAAAAATTGGACAAACAGTAGTTGCTGGTCAAGAAATTGGTAAGTCTGGACAATCGGGTAACGTCACTGGGCCTCACCTTCACTTTGAAGTTCGTAAAGGACACAACAACCCAGTTGATCCAGCAGCATTTTTAACAGGAACAGGCGGAACTCCACAAACAGTTTCTGGAAGTAGCGTAAACGCTCCAGGAACAATCCTTGCTACTGGCAGCAAATTAGATTGGGCAAAACAATTTCTTACTAACCTAGGAAAACCAGTTACACAACAAAATATTGCTGCTATTACTACGTGGATGGCGTACGAAGGTGGGCAGTGGAATAACTCTGCACATTACAATCCTCTAAACACAACACAACCAGAAGCAGGGGCCGTACCTATCAACAGTGTTGGTGTTGAATCGTACGTAAGTTTTAATCAGGGAATGCAGGCAACCATTGACACAATTAACAATGGACGTTACAAGTCCATTTTAAGTGCTCTATCTACAGGTAACAACACTGCTGGAGTTCTTAGTGCAGTTAACCATTCTCCATGGGGAACACAAATACCTGGTTATGGCGGTGGAACTTCTGGATTTGGCGCTTCAATGCCTTCTTCTGGAGGAGGGGGAGGATCAACTAATGTTCAGATAACAGTGAACATTGCACAGGCTTCCCAAGACGAAGCAGTTAGGTTTGCTAAAAAAGTGCAGAGCATTCTTGAAGAGAATAACAGCATCTCCATGATGGGAAGTAGATAATGGGTACTAAAAAAGTAAGTCCTAACACTACAAGACCAGGAGCAAATACTGGGTTATCTTCTGCTCAACTTGCTGCAAATCAACAAATCCTTAATAATGATTTTCAAGCAGTCATAACGCAAAAGACTACGTACGATGCTGCTGTTAAAAAAGTAAGTGATTTAGTTAGCAAACTAGACGATGAAAACACGTATGCACAAACAGAGTACAACTTGTACCTTGGTTTGTTACACGAGTACAACATCTCTGAACCTGTAAACAATCCAAAAGGAACTGTAGATATAACTACTTTAAGTAGCAGTATCCAAACATCAGTACAAGCAGCGTACAACAAATGGCAAGCAGTAGTAAAAGAAGCACAACAAACCACCTCAGATTTAACAAGTGCTAACCAAGCCGAACAAACTGCAAAAACTACTTTAAAAATAGATCAAGATGCATTGGCTAAAGCAACGGCTGCAAACGCTGCAGGAAAACCTGCACCC